GGATCATGGCGTTCTTGTCAGGTCCGGCACCGGGCTTTGTCAAGCCCCTTTCGGTCAGGCCACATCATGCACCCGGTCGAGCGCCGCGCAGAGCGCCGCCATCGCCTGCGCCCTGTCACGCCACGCAGCACTGCGGCCACGCGCCACCATCGCATCCCCGACCGTCCTGCCCTGCAGACAGACCGCATCGACCAGGTCCCGCACCGCACCGGCCTGCTGACCGTCCCGCACATCGCGGATCGCGGCCCGCATCCTGTCCAGCCTGCGCGACCTTTGAAGCACCCCGTCCATCCAGTCACGCCCGCCACCACCGCCACCGCCGACCGCTTCGATGGAGGTGCAGCGCACACCTTCCGACGCCACACGTTCGGCCAGCGCCGCATAGGCCCGCCCCGCCTCGACCTGCGCCACGGTAAAGAGCGCACCCCGTCCGCCCGCCCGCCGATACTGCAGCGCCATCCGATCGAAGGCATCGGCGCAGCGCACCGGATGAAAGCCGTCCTGCGTTGCCCGACGCACCCTTGGGCCCGAAGCCGTCTGCACCGTCTCGAACTGCGGCGCCACCACCTGCGGCCCGCGCGCCGGAGCAGCGACGATCTCGCCAGAGGCCATGGGCGGAGGCACCGCCCGCAGCTTCACCGCCCGCACCGCATCGTCGCCCGCCTCGAGCCACGCCCGCACCGCCTGCCCTGCCCACCTTACCGCCATTGCGCCACCTTTCCCCATATCTTGTGCCAGCCTTTCGCCAAACCACTATCCCTTGAACCACCCGTCCAGACTTCCTCCCTGAATTCCCGACTTCCTCCCATCATCCTCCCATGACTGCAGATCGCCGCTTCCCTTAACCCTCTGTTATTTCGCTGTCTTTTTTTCGATGTGGGAGGATAGGGAGGATAGGGAGGATAAATGCAGAGTAACGCACAAGAAGGCACTTCACCCTGAAACCCCCCTCAACAGTCGCGCGCGCGATACCCCGCAAACTTCCTCCCTATCCTCCCTGATGCCGGTCAAGCCCATGATTTCACGCGCCAATCCCCCGGCCCCGATCCTCCCACCATCCTCCCACGACAGGCCGACATCCTCCCCATCCTCCCATCGAGGATGGCGAAACAGGGGTCCGGGCGGTCAGAAGTCATCCGCCGACACCCCCGCGCCGGCCGAGGCCGAGGACGTGCCGGCGGCGCGCTTCCACTTGCCATCGAGGATCGCGGCATCCATCCGCTTGCGGAACACCGACGTCAGCATCAGGCCCTGGTAGCCCGAGACCGACCGCTTGGCCGCGCTGAAACTGAGCCCCGTGCGCGGGTCCCGCCACCGCTCCGCCTTGTCTCGCAGCTTGAGCTGGAACTGCCGCCCGCTCCATTGCGTGCTGCCCTGCTCGGCCATCCAGAAGTTGAAGGCATCGGTCAGATCGGCCGACCGAGTGAATGTCTCCGCATCGCCCGTCACCTCCGCGCAGGCATCGAGGAACAGCCCGATCGGGTCGTTTTCCTCCCGATAGGCCCGCGTCGCATCGGCCACCGCCTGCGGCACCATCAGCCCGCGCTCGAGATAGTCGATCAGCCCGTCGATCAGCCAGTTGAGCACACCGGGCCCCTCGGCATAGAGCTTCGCGCCAAGCGTCCGGTCGCGCTCACCTTCCGGGATCTGCACCTCGAAGGGCACCATCAGGACCCGCCGCCAGATGCCGTCATCGGTGCCGCGAATCTCGGGTTTGTGGTTGCCCGACAGGAACAGCTTGAAGACCGGCTTGACCTCGATGAAGTCCGTGTGAAGCGCCCGCACGAGGATCGGCTCGCCGCCGGTCAGCTCCTTGATGATGCCTTCCTTGAGCCGCTCGCCCTGCTCGGGCTCAGACGCGCGCACCAGCCGCGCCCCCATCAGCGGCACAAGGTCGGGCGTCGCATCCGACCCCCCGCGCCGCGACTGGCCGGTGAGCGTCTCGATCTTCGCCGTGGCGGCATAATCGCCGAGGATCCGGGCCATCAGGTCCACCAGGACCGACTTGCCGTTCGCCCCATGCCCGTGAAAGAACCACATCCGCTGTTCGGGCAGCGCCGTCATGGCAAGCCCGAAGGACCGCTGCAGAAAGGCCCGCATGCCGGGATCGGGCATGATCCGCGCCAGAAAGGCCTCAAAGAGCGGCGCCCGCGCCGCAGGGTCATGCGCCACGGTCAGGCACTTCGACAACAGATCGCCCCGCTCATGCGGGCAAAGCCGCACCGAGGCCACCTTCGTGTCGCCCGCGCCGGACGGCTCGCTCACCGAAAACTTGAGCGTCCCCGACAAGGTATTGACCGCGATCGGGTCCGCGTCCAGCGCCTCGAAATCCCGGTCGAGCCCGATCTCGGCTTCCTTCTTCATTGCGTCGATCTTGCCGGTGTTGCCGGTGGACTTGGCGAACCGCCGGAACTCGCCGCGCCGCCGCGCCAGCTCCTTCTTCATCGCCTCGCCCGCCCGAACCTTCGCCTGCGCCTGCGCCAGCGCAGCGTCATCGTCCGGGGTCCAGCGGGAATCCTCGAGCCGCTTGACCTCGGCCTGCGCCGCAGGCAGCGCGTCGATCCGCACCTTTTCCCACGGCTCGAGCGCCAGATGCACCAGCTCGTGCAGCATCAGCTCGCTCACCCGCTGCGCGCGGCGCCGGAACGCCACCCCGTCACGGTCGCGCTCCCAGCGCAGCCCGTCCCAGACATACCAGCCCACCCGCTGCACATGCAGGGCATCCTCGCCGAAATAGGTGGCAAACCGCATCCCGTTGCCGATGTCGTTGAGCGGATGCGCCGCGGCCTGCGCATGGACCTCATCGGCAAAGCCCGACCCTTCCGCAGCAGCCGGCCCGTCATCGGCCGGCCGCGCCTCATCGAACTCGGGCCGCTCGTCGGGCACCCACTCGCCCTCCGGCCCGGGGTCATCCTCCCCCGCGGCAGGGACCCCGCCCATGTCGATGTCTTCGACCTGCTCCATCACACGGCGGACGGGATCAAGCGGATCGGTCATCGCCAGCCTCCAATGTATCGGCCAGGACGCACTCGTAGCGGATCCCGGCATAGGCCATCAGGTCCACATGGCTGTCGCGATGGTCGGGCGTGGTCGCCATCCGCGCCATCTTCGTGGCCATGTGAACCATCACGATCTCGGCCGCCGTCAGGTCCCGGCCCGTCCAGGCGTTGAAGATCGCCGCGATCTGCGCATGGTTCAGGACGGGGTCGCCATAAACCGCGCGCCGCTCGACCCCGGTCAGCCGCATCGCCTCTTCCAGCAGCACCAGCCGCTGCGGCACCGCCGCAGCCCTCAGGATGTCATCGTCCTCGATCATCGCTTCGTCCCCTTGTCCTTGCCTGCCGGCCGGCGCGGCTGCGCGCTGCCAGCCTTGCGCGCCGCGCGCAGCGCCGCCTCGTCATCCATCTTGCGTCCCGAATGGCTCCACTTCGCGGCCTCCGGCATCACCCGGGCCGACAGCGGACGGAACGGGTCCCTCTCCTTGGCCATGGCCAGCCTCCATCACGATGTCGTTGAGATCGCGCCCCTGCCCTGCATGGACGATCGAAATCCGCCGCAGCCCGGCCGACCGCGCCCGCGCGCGGCGAAGGCCGGCCACCAGCTTGGCCCGCGTGAGCTGCGGGTCGGAATCGCCATCCTGCACGAAGATCAGCCATCTCACGCAGGGCGGCGGCAGGAACGCGTCCGCATCCTCGAGATCGGGGATCCCCGCGAACTTCATCCCGTCGCCGCGGATGATCCGCTGCCCGCTCATGTTGCCAAGGTCCACGCCTGCCCAATAGGCCGCGCCCGGATAGGCATCGGCCGCCATCGCGGTGAGCGTGGTCTCGATCCCCTCGCCCATCACCAGCGTGTCAAAGCCCACGGCCCACGGATGGCTGAGCCGGATCGCCGTCCCCTTTTTCGACCCCCAGACCTTCTTTGCGGGCATTGCCTCGCCCCGATGCAAGAGCAGGGCCTTGCCATTCGGACGCGCCAGATCGATCCATGTCCGATGCACCGCGGTAAGCCGCCCGTCTGGCGCCAGGCACCCCGCCACCATCGCCGGGCCCCGGTGCAGCGTGACCCACGACCTGCCATCCTCGGCCTGCACCATGTAGGGCAGATCGGGGTGAAACCGCAGCGCATGCGGCGGCTCCGCCGCGATCCGCTCGGGCAAGCCGCGCCGCCGCAGATAATCGCAGACCGCCGTGCCCGCCGCAGGCAGCGTCTCGTGCCAGATGTCGCGCGCCTGCGCCACCGCACGCGCCCGCGCCCGCGCCTCGGCCACCTCGCGCCGGGCCCGCGCGCGGGCCGCTTCCGCCTCGCGCCGCGCCAGCTCGGCCGGGTCGATCTCGACCGCAGCCCCCATCAGCCAGTCGAGCGCGCCGCGGAAATCGCAGCCGAGCACATGCCGGATCAGCCCGATCCCGTCGCCCGCGCCGCAATGCCGGCAATTCCAA